ACAATAGATGGTTTCATAGAGACATAATTGAATATGCATTAAAAGTTAACAATCAACCTGTTGCAGTTGATGAAAATCACCGTGCAAGAAGACCTATTATTGAATTTGAAGCAGGGTTAAAGTTATATAACTATGGTACAGGGTCAAAACAAGATGTAGATCTTATTGACACTTCTACTAAAGATGTTTTTAGTACAATTGAAGGAGCATTAGGTTATAATGTTGACGGTGTAGAACTTGCTCAAGGTATGAGAGTACTATTTACTGCTGACACAGATATATTAGTTAAAGGAAAAATTTATACTGTAAAACGTATAACTATTGGCAACGATTCATTACTAAGTTTAATAGAAACAGCCGACACAGATCCAATTGAAAATGAGGTTGTATTTGTTAAACAAGGTTCTAATTATTCTGGAAAAACTTTCCATTATACAGGTAGTGAATGGAAACTTTCGCAAATAAAAACTAAAACAAATCAGCCACCTATGTTTGATTTGTGCTGTCCTCAAGGAAACGAATATGCTGATCCTACAATATTCGATAGTACTACATTTAGCGGAACTAAGATTTTTTCTTATAAAGAAGGATCAGGTGTTTCTGATACAGAATTAGGATTCCCATTAACTTATAGAAATTTAGAAAATAGTGGTGATATTGTATTTGAATTTAATCTACTAACAGATAAATTTATAATCCAGCAAGATGATGACACAATTGAAATTAGTACTGATACATCAAATTTAAGAAAATATTCTGATCTTAATACATACACTTGGGTTAACGGTTGGTCAAGTATTCCTGTTGAAACTACTCAAAAGGTTTTACGCCAGTATGTTTCAACAGCAGAAATTAATAACAATTTTGAAATTGATGTATATGAAAACGCAGGTGAATTAATTGATTTAAAAACATCGGTTTTTCTAAACGGTAAATTCCAAATTAGCAATATTGATTATGAAATTAATAGAATAAACAAACGTGCGTTTATAACATTTAATAATGATACCGAAATTGATGATATAGTTATTATAAAGACAACTAGTAGTCAGCCTAAAAATGTAAATGGACATTATGAAATTCCAATAAACCATGAACGCAATCCTCTTAATGAAGAAATTACTGAATTTACATTAGGTAGTGTTATTGATCATGTTAATACTATGATAGAAGATATTCCAGGATTTAATGGAATACATCCCGGTGTTAGTAATATTAGAGATTTAGGAAATGTAGGAATATTTGGTAAACGTTTTGTAAAACACAGCGGCCCAAATAATTTACCTCTTTATCATGTTACAAATAAAGAGTATAACATTGTTAAGGCAATCGAAAATAGTAAAAATGAATATTCGAGATTTAAAAGAGTATTTGTAGAAACTGCAACTAATTTAGGATTTGATGGTCCTACTAGGATTCATGTTGATAATATATTAAAACAAATTAATAAAGATAAAATTAAAACACAACCATTTTATTTTTCTGATATGCTTCCAATTGGAAATTTAAAAAATAGAATTGAATATGAAGTTTTAGATCCTAGAACAAAATATTATGCATTATCAGAAAAATTTACATTAACTGAACTTACAGCTCAAAGTGTTTTAATTTACTTAAACGGTAAACAATTATTAAACGAAATTGATTATACGTTTGATAATGGTGGATTTGTAATAATCGAAAGCTACCAGAAAGAAGGTGATATAATTGAAATTTATGAATATAGCAACACTGATGGTAGTTATATTCCACCTACTCCAACCAAACTAGGGTTGTATCCTAAATTTCAACCACAGATAGTTATTAATGATACTTTTATATCAACAGATGCTAATACAACATCTAGCCCTTTTAAAGTATATGGAGAAATTGATACTTTTAGTGATCAAGTTGGAAAGTCTGGTTGGTTTTATCCGTTATATAACAATAAAAAACAAGCAGAAAACGCTGATACAAATTCTTTAAGTATTAAAATACAATTTAAAGGATTGAATAAGATTTTTTATGCCCCTGTAACTGGAACTACTCTAGGCGGGCAAGATACTTTTGATTATGAAGAACATGTTCCTGGTATAGCAATGATACAAGGGCATGATGGAAGTTTAGTTAAAGCATGGAAAGATTATAGAGATAACTTGCTTTTAGAATTTGAAAGCAGGATATTTAACAACATTAAATCTAAATATGACAAATCTTATCTTGATATTGATAATTTTGTTCCAAGCAAATTTAGAAAAACAGATTATACAAGAACACAAATTAATAACACACTATTAAAAGATTTTATTCAGTGGTTAAAACTAGTTGACAATGACTACACTTTAAATAATTTTTATGATAGAACTAATCCGTTTACATTTAACTATGCTAAAATGAACAGCGTAGTAGACGGTGAATATCTACCAGGATTTTGGCGAGGAGTTTATAAAGAAGTTTACGATACAGATCGTCCACACACACATCCTTGGGAAATGTTAGGCTTTAGTATTAAACCTAGTTGGTGGAATGAAGTATATGGTCCTGCTCCTTACACAGGTAATAACCTTAACATGTGGAGCGATTTAGAAAATGGATATGTTAAAGAACCTGGCAAACAAATAAGAGTATTAAACAACTATATTAGACCTGGGTTAGCTAACTTTGTTCCTGTAGACGGTCAAGGTAATTTAAAGCATCCTATTGAATCAAACTACGCACAAAACCCATTTTTTAGAAATACTCCTGCAGGGTTTGTATTTGGTGATTATAGTCCTGTAGAAAGTGCTTGGAGGAAAAGTTCTGAATACCCATTTGCATTATTGAGAGCATGGTTACTAAACAAACCTGCAAAAGTTATGGGTTTAGGATTTGATAAATCTAGGATTACAAAGAATTTAGCAGGGCAGTATGTTTATTCTACTACAGCTAAAAATATAAAACTAGATCAACTACGTATGCCTAATACTGTTGAAGATTCTTCTCGTATTATTACTTCTGGATTAGTAAATTTTGTATACAACTTAGTAGCAAGTAATCAACTTAACGTTTATAATGATTATAGAGAAAATTTAAAATCTATTACTAATCAATTAGGTATAAAAATTGGAGGATTTAGTGATAAGACTAAATTCAAACTAATTTTAGATAGTAGAACTCCACTAACGACTCAAGAAAACAATATATACGTTCCAGAAGAAAACTATAAGCTATTTTTAAATACTAGTTCTCCTGTTAAAACATTAGTATATAGTGGTGTTATTGTTGAAAAACAACCTAGCGGGTTTGTTATTAGAGGTTATAATGAAGCAACTCCGTACTTTGAATATTTTGAAACAAAATCAACTTCATCTGATGTTGCTATAACTGTCGGAGGCATTTCTGAAAGTACAGTAACATGGCAAGAAGATAAAGATTATTTTAAAGGTCAAGTAGTAGAAAATAATTTCAAATACTATAGAGTTATTAAAAACTTTACTAGCGGAACTAGTTTTGAAACAGATAATTTAGCTATATTGCCTGAGCTACCAATTGTAGGTGGCAAGAGAGCCATTTTTAGACGTAATTTTTTAAAATCTAGTATTAAAAAATTACCATACGGCACTTCGTTAAAAAATTCTCAAGCTGTTGTAGACTTCTTACTAGGACATGAAGAATTTTTAAAATCGCAAGGTTTACAATTTGATTTCTTTAATACAGAAACTAACTATGTAGAAAATTGGGATCATGCTGCTAGAGAATTTTTATTCTGGACTACACAAGGATGGTCAGCCGGAACAACAATATCATTAAGTCCTGCATCAAAACAATTATTTTTACAGTCAAAATATAGCGTAGTTGATGATATATTTGATGAGTTTTATTCTTATGATTTATTTAAATCTGATGGAAGAGTTTTGCCAAAGGAAAATATATCTATTTTTAGAGAAGATAATAGTTTTAACTTAACATCAGTTAATTCGGATGATGGCATATACAACTTGTCAATGCCGCTAGTACAGAAAGAACATGTGTTATTAATTGATAATAAAACAGTATTTAATGATTTAATTTATGATCCTTCGACTGGATATAGACAAGAACGTATTAAGGTTTTAGGCTACCGCTCAGACAATTGGAATGGCGGATTAAACATTCCTGGTTTTGTTTATGATTCAGCTTTAATTACAGAATGGGAATCATGGAAAGATTACAACATCGGTGATCTTGTTAAACATAAACAATTTTATTATGTAGCAACATACAAAGTTCCTGGTTCTGAAGAATTTGTTAGTACATACTGGTATAGACTTTCTGAAAAACCTGAACCAAAACTACTTACTAACTTTGACTATAGAATTAATCAGTTTGCTGATTTTTATGATTTAGATAGCGATAATTTTGATGCTGAACAACAGCGTATGGCTCAGCATTTAATAGGTTATCAAAAGCGCAATTACCTTGCTAATATTATTACAGATGATGTAAGCCAGTATAAGTTTTATCAAGGATTTATACAGGACAAAGGTACTAAAAATGCTATTACTAAATTATTTGATCCATTAAGCAGTGCAAATAAAGACAGTATTGAATTTTATGAAGATTGGGCAATTCAAGTCGGACGTTATGGCGCAACAAACGATATTGAACAAGTTGAATACATAATTAAAGAAGATGATATTAAAGAATCTCCACAATGTGTCGAACTTGTTAATACTATTCCTAAAGAATCGTTTGATAAAATATTTAGAATTAAGCCTGATGAAGTTTATGATAAACCAGAAGGTTACGATCATAAACCTTTCCCAACAACTAAACTTAAAGAATACGTTGTAAGTGGCGGATATGTACATGATGACGATGTTGAATATAAAGCAGGATCAATTGAAGATTTAAATAGCGGAGATATAAATCAACTTTCAATTGGAGAATACATTTGGTTGGCTAGAACTGTTACCGACGATTGGAAAGTTTATCAAATTTCAAACAGTATTGCAAATGTTACTACATTAACTGATAATGAAACAACATCACCGGGAGGAAAATCATTATTTACACTAACACTTGATAAATGGGCTGCTCCTATTTTAAACATAGGAGATATTGTTGCAGTTAAAGGCGCACAAGATTTTGCACTAAATGGTATGTACAAAATTTATAATATAAGCGGTGCAACAATACAAATTGAATTGCCTGTTAACAACGAAGCAATTGAGTTTGATCAAGAAAACTACGTATTAATTAAACTAAGAGAAGTTAGAGTAGAAACACTTGACGGTTTGAATACTATTGTACAAGAAAAAGTATATGACAATCAAACAGTTTGGGTAGATAATTATAATGAAGATTCTTGGGGAGTATTTAAAAATACTCCAGTATACTCTCAAAATTATGAATTCAATAATCCAGTTGAAATAAATGACGACTTGCATCGCTTTGGCGAAATAATGTCAGTTACTGATGATAACAACAATTTGTTTTTTGGTATTCCAGAAAAAGGAAATGGCGAAGTTTACCATTATAGACGTACTAGAGACGTTAATCCTTTTGTACAAGATCCTATAATTAGCATTCCGGAAGATTACTTTGAAATAGAGAATGCAAAATTTGGTAAAGGTGTTTCTGTTTCTAAAGATGGACAATACTTAGCAGTTAGCATACCAAATGCAAGTAATGTAAAAACTAAATTTAAAGGATTGTTTAATAGTTTTGGACCCAACGGTACCGAAGAAAATCCAGCATCTTACGTTAAAGGTGATATTGTAAAATATAGAGAAAGTTTGTGGAGAGCAAATAGAGAGATTTTACCACAAATAGGAAGCCAACCATTTTCGACTTTTGATACGTATACAAATATTGCTAGTGGAACTGATGCAGATTCTACAAGTATTAGATTATTAGTAGCAGGTAATTCAGGATTACCAGAAACTAGAGCCGATCATATACTTGTTAGAGCACCAAAAGATATGTACCTAGGTACAGCAGTTGGTGATAAAATAAAACTTTATTGGAACATAAGAAGTTATGCATATCCAACACTTGACAATTATTATCCATTTGATCAACAAATACCTGAAATTACAGTAAGTTATATTAACGATTTACATACAATACAGGAGAAGATAGATCATGTATTTAGATTACCTGCATATCTAGCACTTCCTCAAATAGGTGATTTGATCACAACCGATACAGGTTCAGGACAGGTTGCATATGTTGAATCAGATAGAGATTCTGGTGTGGTTTATATCAATAATGTTACTGGTGTGTTTGATATTTCGGGTGAACTTTTCTTAAACAATGAATTTATAAGTCTATATACCGAAGAAGATACTTATAATCTATCAGAAGATTTGGGCGGTTTCTGGAAAATTTCAGCACCTCTTCATTATAATGCTGGAGTAAATTATGATATAGGCCGAGGACTAGTGTATGTTGATGTATTGAGGGCAGACGAAACAAGGGATTCTTTCGAGTACTATAACGTACAAAGTACTGTAGGTGAAATTGGTTCTTATATTACAAACAATAATAGAGCAAGTTTTATAACGCATCTAAGTTATTTTGGTGACGCTGGCGGAATTGAACAACCATATCCTAGTAATAAATGGGTAGCTAGAGTATCTAGAGACTTTGATGATTTAATTGAATCAGGATTAACTAATATTGATTTTAATTTATATAATTTGGATAATAGAACAATTGATGTAGCTAGTTCTGGATTTACATATGAGCTTTTAAATAAAAATCAAACAATTATTGATTTATGGGATGGATATATTGACTTTGAATTTACAGAATTTGATTTCCAAGGAAATGTATTTGAGCCAGCAATTGGAGATATAATTGAAGATATTCAAACTCCATTTGACGAGTTTGGCGGCCTTGCTCAAACAAGTTATTCTACAAGTACTGCTGAAGTTGTATTTTATCAAAGAAATTTTAATACTGTAAGAGTTTACGTTAAAAATATAACAGGTAACTGGGTAGAACTTAATAATATTGGAAAAATTCAGTTACGTAGAAAATCAGGAGCAAATAATACTGTTAATCCTAGCATCCGTGGTAATAACGATGTTGACCGTACAATGGGAACTATTGAAAACTTTAATAATAGTGTGGTTCTCGATAATCGACCAACAAGCCCTGCTGGTAAATTAGCAGTATTTGAAGCAAGTTCATCTTTTGATTCTACAACTGTTTGGAATGAAGTTGTACCAATAGCAGACGAAGAGTACTGGTTCTTTAAAGAAGCAACAAATGTTCCAGGCGCTGCTAGAAGTGCAAATCCTCCAAACGCATTAAGTAAGGACTATACACAAGTATATCACATTCCGGGAGACACATATGGTGTAGCCAGCGGCTATAATAATGAAGGCGCTGTTGCAATTTATGTTAAAATATCAAATGGAACATATCAACTCACAAAGATATTAACTAGTGAATACACTACTAATAATAGACAGTTTGGGTCAAAAGTACAATTTGTTAAAAAAGACGGGTTGTACACTTTATTAATATCTAGTGAAGGAAATGGTACTAGAGAAGATCCTGGTTCTATTGAAATTTTTAAACACGGTTATACAGATGAAGAAGATTTTGCCGGAGATTGGAATTCTTTAAATGATTATAGTCAAAACAATATTGTAAAACATGTTAATGACTATTATGTTGCACTTAAAGATATAACAGCAGCAGATCAAACTACTAATTCTATATTTGATACTACTAAATGGATTAATATTAGTTGGAAATCAGGTAAAGATCAATATTACAGAGGAGAATATAATAATACGCAAGCATATGCTATTAATTCTGTAGTAAACATTGATGGTAGATTGTATAAAGCAAAGACTAACATTGCAGCAAATAGTACTTTAAGTTTAAATGACTGGACCCTCATTACATCTGAATTAGATTATTTAGGTTATTTGCCGAATTTAACTGGTAATGCGTTTTATGACGAGACAGTATATGATCCTGCAGACAATATTAGTAAATTTAGTCATACTTTTGATGTTAGTTTAGACGGATCTATACTAGTAGTAGTGAGTATTTTAGATGATACTGATAGTAGTTTTGCTGGTTCTACTAGAAAACAAGTTGTTATTTATAGACTTGACGGCGACAAATACTCTGTTAGCCAAATAATTGACGGCAGTGACAGTTTAACAGAATTTGCAGATAGTGTAAAAATCAATCCTCAAGGTACAGTAATTGCTATTAGTGAACCTTCAAACGACGATATTAAAATAAACCAAGGTCAAGTCCACATTTATAAACAAGTTAACGGAGCATTTGTGTTTTATCAAACATTAGAGTCTCCAAACAACGAAGAAAGCGAAAAATTTGGATCAAGTATAAGTTTTAGTTCTGATAACTTAGTTATTTCTAGTCTCAACGGAGATATGAAAATTCCAACAACATTTGATATAAGCTACGAAAATGAAACTACGTTTGATCTAGGCTTTACAGAATTTAGAAATATTATTAAAGACACTGGTGTTGTTTACGTCTATGAAAATATTGAAGATACATTAGTATTCTCAGAGTCTTTTAGATATCCTTCAGCAGAATTAATGTTTGGCGAAACATTGTTAGCAAATAATAATCATGTGTATGTAGGAATGCCAAGAAATCAAGTAACAGATTCTGTAGGTACAGTAGTAGATTACAGAAAAGGTAAAGGGTTACTTGCTTGGAATAGAATTAGAGAATTAGTGCCACCGGTTGATGTTTCAAGACTTAGGGGTGCATTCCTTTACAATAAAAGACAAAATCAAATTGTAACTTATTTGGATTACATTGATCCAATACAAGGCAAAATTGCGGGTCCCGCAGAACAAGAAATTACTCATAAAGTAGGATACGATCCTGCAAAATATAATATTAGTACATATACTGGTTTAGACACTGATGTATTTTGGGCTGAAGAGCATGTAGGTGAAGTTTGGTGGAATTTAAGTACTGCTCGTTTTGTATATCCCTACCAAGGAGACATACAGTATCAGAAAGCACATTGGAATGAGTTACAGCCAGGTGCAAGTATTGATGTATATGAATGGGTTGAAAGTAGTTTACTTCCTAGTCAGTGGGACGAAATAGCTGATACTGAAATAGGAATGAAAACCGGAGTAAGCGGAACAAGTGTTTATGGCGATGCACAATATTCTAGAAAGTTTACTTATGATGATATTTCTCAAACTTTTAATTCAAAATATTATTTCTGGGTTGAAAGAAAATTAACTATTCCAGATGTTGAAAATAGATCATTGAGTGTATATGATATTGCAAGATTAATTGCACAGCCTAGAGAACAAGGATATAGACACATTAGTTTTGCAGGCGATAATAGATTTATTTTAAACAATTGCGACAGTTTAATTTATAATGATGATATTGTTTTAAATGTTCGTTATTCAACCGGTCCTAAATTAGGACAAAATGTACATAATGCATATTACATTATGAGTGATGGGTTGTCAACAAGCGAAATACATCCTGATATTGAACGTAAGTGGTTAGATAGTTTAATCGGTTATGATACTAATTACAGACAAGTTCCTAATCCTGAATTAACTGTTAAACAAAAGTATGGAGTTCAAAACCGTCCACGTCAAAGTATGTTTATAAATCGCTTCGAAGCGTTAAAACAAGCAATTGAACGTATTAATATTGTATTAAAAGAAAATATAATTGTTGATGAATATAATATTAGTTTGTTAAACAGTAAAGAACTTGCTCCAAACGAAGTAACAAATGAATTTGATGTTACTGTTGATACTATTGAAGAACTAAGATTTGTTGGAACAAATAAAATATCACCTGCAAAATTAACTCCTATAATTAACAATGGCAAACTTGTTAGTGTAAAAATAACTGACCCTGGTAGAGGATATAAACGTCCGCCAAGCTATAAAATTTATGGTACTGGTGTTGAAGCAGAGTTTACAGTTTCTATTAATAATTTAGGACAAATATCTGAAATTACAATAAACAATTCAGGAAAAGGTTACGACAGTAAAACAACTATAGGTGTAAGGCCGTTTACAGTATTGGTTAATTCTGATAATGAAGTATTAGGCAAATGGGCACTTTATTCTTGGGATCAAATTAAAAAAGAATGGTATAGAAAAAGTATTCAAGATTATGATGTTTCGAGATATTGGTCTTACATTGATTGGTATGCTGACGGTTATAATGAATTTACAATACCTGACTTTATTATAGAAGAATCTAATCAGTTACAATCTGTTAACGATGTGATTACAGACATTGTAAAAATTAATAACGTCGGAACAGGTGGTTGGCTATTACTTAGAAAAATTGCAGATGAAGATACCGAAGACTATACAGTAAACTATGAAACTATAGGTCGAGAGAATGGTACTTTACAATTTAACGATTCTTTATATGATTATTCTAAAAATACAGTAGGATATGATAATAGAAGTTTTGATAGTTATTTCTATGATAATAATCCTATTAACGAATTAAGAATTATTTTTAAAGCAATTAAAGAAAATATTTTTATTAATAAATTAAAAGTAGAATATAATCAGCTGTTCTTAGCAAGTTTACGCTATGTATTTGCAGAACAGCCTTATGTTGATTGGGCATTTAAAACAAGTTTTGTAAAAGCAAAACATAATTTAGGATACCTAGAACAAGATGTAACCTTCAATACAGATACACTTGATAGTTATAAATCATATATTGAAGAAGTAAAACCTTATAAAACAGTTATTAGAGAATTTGTAAGTTCTTACGAATCTCTTGATAATACAAATAGTTCTATAACTGATTTTGATCTTGCTCCTGCATATGACGATATTACTAAAACAATTAATCCGTCAATTGCAAAAGTAAATGGATCTCAAATTGTTGATGTTGATGAGAATATAAAAATATATCCTCGTAAGCACTGGTTAGATAATAGTGGTTATAAAGTGACTAGTATAAATGTTACTGATGGCGGTAATGGATATACTTATAAACCTGTTGTTAAAATTGAAGGCGGTGGCGGCACTGGCGCTACAGCAGAAGCATATTTAGGATATGGCAAAGTTACTAGTATTAAAGTTACTAATGAGGGATCTGGATACATAACTGCTCCTACAATCATTATTGAAGGTGCAATACAAGATGGCGGCACCCCTGCAAAAGCATTTCCTGTTTTAGGAAAAGGCGTAGTTAGAAATCCAAGTGTTACTATTAAATTTGATAGAGTTTCAGGAAGTTATTTTATTGAAACATTAGCACAAATTGAAGAATTCACCGGAACCAATTTAAATACTAAATTTGATTTAGAATGGCCAATGGATTTACGTAACGACAGTGTAATTGTATATATTGATGATGTAGAACAATTAAGAAGTAGTTATAATTTTAAAAACGTAACTAACAAAGATGCAGGTTATACTAGATCTCAAGGACAGATTAATTTTACGTCACCACCTGCATACTTGGCTAACATAAGAGTTGAATATAAAAAGCCACTTTCAATGTTAACAGCATCTGATAGAATTAATCATGGGTACGATCCTTTAGACAATATGTTTGGCAAAGATTTAGCACAGCTTATGTCTGGGATTGACTATGGCGGAGTTGAAATAACAAGTTTTGATTTTGGTGGTCCAGCTGGCTGGGATACAGATGGATGGTATACAGATACTTGGGACAAATTTGATAATAGTTACGAAGATTATGTTTTCACATTTGATGGATCTACTACTGCTATTGAATTACCAGAACCGTTTGAACAAGATGTAATTTATAATGTTTATATTAAGCGTTCAGGAGAACTTGTTCCAATCAGAGTTGACGATCCTAATTACGGAACATCTAATACTATAAATAACCCAAATGCATTAATGCAAAGTATTACCGGTGACGGTGTTACAACTGTATTAGATTTGGGCGCAGATGACATAACATTATTAGATAATGATGTATTAATAGTACGTAAGAATACAAGTGATGGTAGTTTTATTCCAGATCCCGAAAGTTATGATACACAACTTACCGGCGGCACACTTGCGTATGCAAGTGCTAAAGGTGTAAATGCAGAAGAAATAATAGTTGACGGTGACGGCTTTGTAACACCAACAACTTCAGGCGGCCCGGAAGAGTTTGTTCCGGGACACGTTAGTGATACGGTAGATATTAAAGTTTACACTAGAGAGTCAGGCGGAACTGCTAGAATAGAATGTCAAAATTATTTCTTAGATGGTACAGGTCCAGCAGAATTAACTTATAAATTGGGTATTACTCCAGGAAGTAATCCTTCTGTAATAGTTAAACTTAATGACGTAATTTTATCTGAAAATACTTATACTATTAATTGGAAAAATAATACTGTAACAATTGAAAATCCTTTAACACCATCAGAGCTTAATATTGTAGCAATTGAAAGAACCGGCCAAGATATACTTGATTTTGGAAAAACTATAGCAGATGGTTCTACGGCATTCTATGAAACAAACTTAGAATATGTAGAAGATATGCAAGTTCATGTAACACTAGACGGTGTTAAAGTTCCTGTTTATATAGAACAAATTCCTAATTCTACAAGAGTAGGAATATTGTTTGAAATTACTCCTGAAGAAGGTAAGGTAATACATTATTCAGCCTTTAATAATAGTGATGAGATTAATTATAGTCAAGTAACAAAAGACAGTTTTGTTGGTAACGGAAATAATGTTGAATATACGTTATCAGCAGCACCATTTTATAGTGAACCTACAGCATATAATGTTTTAGTTAAAGTAGGTAATAGAATATTAAATGCAGGATATAGTATACAGTTTGATGTAACACAATCAACACTACAAGTATTTGAATTAGAAACATTCCAACAACCTGGAAATGCATTACAAGCAAGTGATTTAAGAGTGTTTTTAAATGGAAAAGAACTTTCAACCCCTGTTGATTGGAGGATTGATATTTTTACTAGCAGTATTGAAATTTCTGAAGGTATTGCTAATGCAGGTGATATATTAGAAGTGTTTGTAGTTACTGACGGTGAATATCAAATTAATGGTGATAGATTAGTACTTAATGTAGCTCCTGCGCAAAATGAATCTGTAGAAGTATTTAAATTCAGTAATCACAACATACAGTCTTTTGAAAGAATTAATTATGATGTAATTACTCGAGATATTTTGCTTGAAGAAGACATTCAGTATGTTACATATCAAAGATTAACTGTGGGCGAAATTAAATTACGTAAACCTGCACATGATACTCAATATGTTTGGGTATCAGTTAACGGAGAGTTACTATCGCCTAGTGGAGATTATAGGTTAAGTGATGATAAAACAACTGTAATTTTATCTAAGAAACCAAATCAAAATGACGTTATAGATATTGTACATTTTGCTGGAGAAGTAAACAGACCAAAATTTGCATTTAGACAATTTAAAGATATGCTTAATAGAACCCACTTTAAGCGACTTGATTCCCCTGAAGCAAAATTGGTAAAAGATTTAAATTATTATGATTTAAGAATTGAAGTAGATGATGCAAGCAGATTGCCAGAACCTAACAAGTATTCTAATATTCCGGGAGTTATTTTTATTAATGGCGAAAGAATTGAATATTTTGTTAAAGAAGAAAATATGTTGCGTCAACTACGTAGAGGTACATTAGGCACAGGTGTTAAAGATATAAATCCTGCAGGAACAGGAGTTTATGACCAAGGTATTAGTAAAACAATTCCTTATAAAGACATAACTCAAATACAGGAAGAAGTTACATACGGAACTAATACTGTTGATCTTAATTTTATAGCAAATTCTGTTAATGAATTTGAAGTGTTTGTTGGAGGAAGACGTCTTAATAAAAATGAAAAAGTAGTATTTGATCCAACTAAAGCACTTGATAGTAGTAAAGGTGATTTTGTATTACCTGCAGATTTTAGATTAGATAATAGTATTGATGAACAGGGTAATATTTTAAGTAGTACTATTGTCCTGCAAAGTATACCTCGTGAAGCTGAAAAAGTAGTTGTTGTAAGGAAAATTGGTAAATTATGGTCAGAACCTGGAACAACATAGGTGAAACACAAAATGACATAGGATATTTCTTGAGAGCAGGAACAACTGCGCTACCAGAATAAATACAGTGTAGGAAAAACAATGAGCGAAATTATGCATGATAAAAACGGAGTAGTAGTTCAAGGACACATAAAAATAAGTGACCCTGAAACAAAAGAAATTTACGTAGATAAGCGTAATGCTATTCATTATGAGAATATGAGTATAGCATTAGCTGAAAGCCTGTCTAATGCTGGCGAAGGATTTATTTACGAAATGAGTTTTGGTAATGGAGGTACTAGTGTTGACGATAGTGGTATTATTACATACCTAACACCAAACTCAACAGGTACAAACGCTACACTATACAATCAAACTTTTACAAAAGTAATTGATGATCGTAGCGTTAACAATCTAGATCCTGCACGTAACTATACAGAAATTAGACACGTAAGCGGAACTAATTATACTGATGTTATAGTTAGTTGTTTGCTTGATTATGGTGAGCCGAGCGGCCAACTTGCATTTGACACAGCAACAAATACAGATGATGCATATGTATTTGATGAACTAGGGTTAAGAAGCTACAGTTCTTCAGGTGACGGCAGACTAATCACTCATGTTATTTTTCATCCTGTGCAGAAGAGTTTGAATAGACTTATTCAAATAGACTACACAGTGCGTATTCAGAGTTTAGCAGGGTAACGGGAGTAGACAATGGCATATGAAGTTCGTTACACTGATACAGTAAACAAAGGCACAATAATTGTTGAGGATTCTACACTTAATACTGAAACTAGCTTAACACTTCCTGGTAGATCAAGTACAGGTTATGGACAAGCAGTAGCAGAAAACTTCCTACACTTACTTGAAAATTTTGCAAACGCTACTGCGCCTGGTCGTCCAGTTGAAGGACAACTTTGGTATGATAATACAGAAGGCGTTGACCAATTAAAAGTGTATGACGGTACAACCTGGAGTGCAGCAGGCGGGCTCAAAAAAGCAACAGCAGAACCAGCAGTTGCTAACTCTGTTGCAGGAGACCTTTGGGTTAATACTGATACCCAGCAACTTTACCTATTTACTGGAAGCGCCTGGGTTTTAGTAGGGCCTAGTTTTTCAGATGGTTTATTAACTGGGGCACAATCAGAAGCTATTATAGGTTCGGATGATATAACTTATAATGTGTTAACAGTTAAAATTGAAGACAAACCTGCCGCAATTATTTCAAAACAAGCATTTGTTCCTAAAACAACAATTCCAGGATTTAGATCAGGAATCAAAGCAGGATATAATTTATCTGCAGAACCATTGGTTGGTCTTGAAATATTAAAATATTATGGAACTGCTGAAAAGGCAGAATCTCTTGTAATTGCTGGCGAAACAGTTTCCGCAGCAAACTTTTTAAGAGGCGACGGCGCCTCTACAACTAACTACCAATTAAAAGTAAAGTCTAATGACGGGATTGAAATTGGAACAGGCGGACAATTAAAAATACAAATAGAAGGCACTGCTGGTGTTATTGAAAATACAACTAGTGGTTCGAATATTGACTTTAAATTAAGAGACGGCACAACTACTAGTACTGTTTTAAGAATAGATAGTACTAAAAAAGTAGGAATTAATAATATTGCACCAGACGAAGAACTTGATGTTGTTGGTAATGTACAAATTTCTCCAACAGTTGGTGAAGAATTATCTGGTAGACTTTTCATAGAAAGTACAATTAATGCAACCGACACAGGAGAAGGTTCTGTTGTCATCAAAGGCGGCGCAAGTATTGCACAAAATTTATATGTAAGCGGCGATCTTGTTATGAAACAAGGCGAAGGAAGTGCAGGCGTAATAACAACTGGTAATATTGCACCTGATAATGCAAGCGTAAGAAATATCGGAACAGCAGCTAACAAATATGATCAAATTTATGCTAATACATTTTATGGAAATATCCAAGGTAATGTAAACGGAACTGTTTCAGGAAGAGCAGGTAGTGCTGATAGATTGTCAAGTGCAACTACATTTACTGTTAGTGGAGATGTAGCTACTAATAGTTTTGCGTTCGACGGCCAAACTGGCGGAAGTACTAAGACATTTGATGTAAGAATTACAAACAGTTTTATCTCAAACAAGAATGTTACATATGATGTTGAAAACGCAGACGAAATATTAATTAATAAAACTATAGGTACTACTGGACTATATAGAGTTTCGAAACGTAATTTCTTAAAAACTATTCCATTAACTCCGCCGGGTGTTATTGTCCCTTATGGAGGATTAACTGCACCAGAAGGTTGGTTGTTGTGTGATGGACGAGAAGTTAAAAAATCAGATTATAATGACCTTTGGAATGCTATTGGACATAATTTTAAAGATCCATCGTTAGTGTCTGATAATGGAGTAAGTTACTTTACACTGCCTGATTTAAGAGGAAGATTTGCGCTTGGTGCAGACAATATGGGAGGACCTAGTGCCAACCGTGTTACAGACCTAGGTGCAGATGCAGTAGGCAATAGTGGAGGTTCAGAAGAAAACACTATTGGTATTGAAAACTTACCTGAACACGAACACGATTTAGAAGGACCAAGCGGAACACAATATTACGGAATTAGAGTTGGATCTGGGGCTCCGTTAGATGTTGAAGCAATTAATTTACCAATTGAACCCGGCGCCGGCGGAACTCAAGGATTTTCAACTAGTGGAGGAGTACTAACATCACAAACTTTAGGACAACCAATAGACACAATGAATCCGTACTTGACGATCAATTATATAATATACACTGGACAATAAGATGAGCTATCAATTAAACAGAACAGACGGAACAATATTAACTAATTTAATAGATGGGCAGATAGATACTGATAGCACCAATTTAACTCTTGTAGGTAGAAATTATACAGGTTACGGTGAGGCATTTAACGAAAACTTTATAAGACTGCTTGAAAATTTTTCAAGCACTGCGGCACCAAGTAACCCACTTAGCGGACAACTTTGGTGGGACACTACAGAACAACGTTTAAAAGTATATGACGGAACAATTTGGAAAGCAAGCGGCGGCCCATATGTACAAGATAATAGACCGCAAATGGTTGCAGGTGACTTATGGATTGATAATTTAAATAATCAAGTTTATGCATATGATGGATCAGATACTATACTAATAGGGCCTGATTATACCGAGTCACAAGGAACAAGCGGATTTATAATCGAAAGCATACTTGATGCTACTAGTAGATCGAGAACTATAGCAAAATTGTTTGTTGGAGGAACTTTAACAGCAATTGTTAGTGATATCGAATTTACTCCTATTTACTCTGAAAGAATATTAGGGCTAGTTACAGAGAATAATCCAGAAGGAACAATTTATCCTGGTTTTAATATTATTGATTCGGCTAATTATAAATTTAGAGGAATTGCAAACTCAGCCAATGCGTTAGTTACAGCTAATGGTACCATTAGAACAGCTGACAGTTTTTTACCATCAGACAATAACGGCACAACAATAGGTACATTAACTATCCAAAACCAAGGTGGTTTAACAATTGGACTTTCTCAAAATAATGTACAGAAAGTTGTTCAAGATCGTTTTTATATAGAAAATCAACTAAGAGACCATGATTTAAGTTTACGTGTAAGATCTAGTCAATTTGAGAGTGTTATTGTCGATGCTGTTTACGTTGATGCTGGCACGGCAAGAGTTGGTATTTTTACAACTGATAGGTTACCAGAGTATACCTTAGATGTTGAAGGCGATTTACGTGTTACCGGAAATTTATTAATCGAAGGTGATTCTACGCTTATTGAAGTTAGTACACTTCGTGTAGAAGATAAACATATTGAATTAGCAGCATTAAATGATAGTAGTATAGGCGATGACACAGTCATTGATGGTGCAGGTATTATAATTGCGTCATCAGATTCAAATAAAACACTTACTTGGGTAAAAGATCAAGTTTATCCGGCATGGACATCTAATCAAAACTTTAATTTGGAATCAAATTCACTTTCGTATATGGTTAACGGAAGTCCTAAATTAACAACAGATAGTCTAACAAACATTCTTTATGCACCTGATTTAATAGAAATTGGTCAATTAAATTATTTAAATGTACAGAACATAAGTATTGGAGACACTGATAGCGGAATAGGTTCGAACGAAATAAGAAACACAGGTTCTAATTTAATATTATCATCTACGAATAGTTTAAAATTTGTTACAGGAATAACAACACCGTCAGAAGGCACAATTACAGTTAATGAAAATCAACTAATTTACGGTGCAAGGACACCTATCAGTGCAAGAGTTGCAGCCGCAAGTGGAGGATCATTAACAGAAGATGACGATAGCTCTGTTACAACCAAAGAATATGTAGATGACGAAGTATTAAATTCACCTATTACATTTAGTATGGATATTACTGGTTTAGGAACTGGTGCAGGATTACAAAATTCTATAGCAGGATATTTAAATGATTTATATCCTGCTATACCGGGAAATGAAGGGAAAATAGCAAGAATACACTGTACATCGTATGCAGGTGCAACAGTTAGTGGTATTGTAGTTAACATTAGAGATAATACAGATCCAGATAATGGAGAAGTATTAGTTCTTTCAAAAGTTGCAGTTGATGCAGGCGCACCATTGAATGAATCTGCTGTGCAAGACGTTGCAGCAGGAAATACAGCGTCAGGTGTTGTTAGCTTGACACCTGCTAGAACAATGATGGTGTTTGAAAGTAATGGAACTACATGGGATTATGTGTCGACGACCACTTATCCGTAAAATACGATAAATAACTTAAAGCACTATTATATTAGGGGTTTAACGAAGATGGCTTATCAAATTGACAGATACAATAATACAGTTTTAACAATAGTTGAGGACGGTACAGTTGACCAAACTACTGATCTTAAATTTATTGGTAAAAACTACGCTGGTTACGGCGAAATACAAAACGAAAATTTCTTATTCTTGTTGGAAAATTTTGCAGGAGCAAATCAACCACCAAGGGCACTTAGCGGACAGATTTGGTTTGATACTGCAAACAGCAAATTAAAATTTTATGATGGAACACAATGGAGAACAACAGGAGGTTCTGCTGTAAGTTCATCGCAGCCAACAGGACTTACGTCAGGAGACTTCTGGTGGGATTCTGCAAACGATCAACTGTATGTATATAATGGTAGTGATTTTGTATTGATTGGACCTCAAAACGCCGGCGAAGGCGTAACACAAATGGTAAGCCTAGAGGTTTTAGATTTACAAGGTACAACTAGATCAGTTATTGCAGCAACATTAGAAGATGAAGTTATTGCTACACTTAGTAGTGTTGAATTTACATTAAATGACGCAACCCCTATAACCGGCTTTACTACAATTAAAAAGGGTATTACACTTATTAATACTCCTACTACAGGCGTTACAACCACAGATCATTACTTTTGGGGTACATCATCTAACGCATTAAAATTAGGCGGTATTGATGCAAGTAATTTTGTTGTTTCATCACCAGGAGAAACAACAACGTTTGATCAATTAGTTGAGTTTTCAGATGATGGTTTATTAATTGGTGATTTTAAAATATACATGGATGGCACTTCGGCAGTATTAGAAAATCAAGCCAGCGTTAACAATGAAATTTTATTTAAAGTTACTAATAATTTAGGTACTCCTACTACAGTAAGTAAAATAAACATTACAGGACTTATTCCAGCTCTTGATAATACTTACGATATTGGTACTACTTCGCTGCGTTGGCAAGATGTACATGCTGTTAATTTTGTTGGTGAAGCAACAAAAGCAACAAGTTTGCGTGTAGGAAGTGATTTTAGAACAGCAGCAGTAAGTGCAACAAATAACACAGTTGCAGTTAGAGACGCAACAGGTAATGTTGCGGCAAATTTATTCCAAGGTACTGCAACAGCAGCACGTTATGCTGACTTAGCAGAAAAATATACTACAGAAGAAGAACATCCAGTAGGAACTGTGATGGCAGTTGGCGGCGAAGCAGAAGCTAGGCCAACTAAGGTTGGAGATATAGCAATTGGTGTTATATCAGAAAATCCTGCTTATATGATGAACAGCGACATTGAAGGTCAATATATTGGTCTCAAAGGGCGTGTTCCTGTTAGAGTAGTCGGACCAGTTAGTAAAGGACAACAAGTATATGTTGCCAGTGAAGAAGGTGCAGCATCAACTATAGCATCTAACAGTTTAGTAGGAATTGCACTCGAAACTAATAATGATGAAGGTGAAAAACTAGTAGAATGTGTGCTAAAAGTTTAAGGAATCATCATGGCAGAAATAAGTGCAGCAAGACTCAATAACTTACAAGCAAGAATTGAAGCAATTATGGGAAATGGCGCCGGTCAAAACGGATACGGCGAATCAGTTTCAAGTTATCAAGTTTCAAACACTAGCGGTCAGTTAGTCCTAGCAGCAGATATAAATGCTATATATGCAGATATGGTAAGGGCTAGGTTGCACCAAGTTGGTACAACACCTACAGAAATTCAAGAACTAATTAGAAACTTAAACATTATTGCCGATGAATCCAGCTTTTATGTTAACGATTCTGGTATTTCAGTTCAAGATCCTTCAGGCGCATTAAAAGGAATTGCTGACTTTGAAAATTTAATGACTTCGATAGAAACTGATAAGTTTTTAATGGATATTGGCCAAGCAAGTTTAGAGCCAGGTATAGGAAGTTCTAGACAATCCGGATGGAACGGATTAATTTATCATACATTTAGTGTAGTATTTGCAGACGCAGATCATCGTAGACATTTTTTCAACAGTGGCGGCGAAATTAGGATTTCAGCAGCAAATGCTAGTGCTTCAACTCCAAAGGGAAGAGATTGGTCGGCATTATTAAATGAAGTTGGTACAATAAGTTTTAATCATACAACTACAACAACTACCAATTCGGGTAGTGGTCAGGCAATAGGAAATTATGATTTAACAAGCTCTTACCAAACAATATATTCTAAAACAGGCGCTGGGACATACAGTGGTATATATGCTGGAAATTTGTTTACTATTAAAGCCAAAGAGTCAAGTGCAAGTACTATAGAGTTTAGATTAGAATTTAATGACGTAGTAGCAGATCCACAAATAGATAATAATGTTGATGGTAATTTATCAACAACTGTTCAGCATTATAGAGCGGATACAACAAATGTTACAGTAGCAGCACCAACGTATAGTACAATTACAGCACTATCTTCGTTTGCTACTCCGGTACCACCACCTGCTCCGGCACCACCACCTCCGCCACCACCTCCACCGTGCCAAGATCCTGCTCCTTTCTCAGATTCTTTGGCTATATATCAGCCTGGCATGGTTTTAGTATATAATGATAATAACGTATTTAATAATAGATCTTTAGTTACGTCAACCAAAACATCTGCTGCTTCTACAATTAATGGTTGGTATCTAAGCGATTTAGGTAGACCTGCAGAATACGAAGGACTAAATTATTGGTACAACTTATGGGTTAGTGCCGGAGAAGCAGCTACAAAAGCTCAATTTGATATTTCAAAACAACCTGAACTAGCAAGAGGCGGAGTTAAAGCTACTTACACATATTGTCAGTATTATGGATCATCGGCTCCACCACCGCCACCACCACCTGCATCAAATGTTTTATCATATGATGGAACTGTGTGTATTTCGGTGATTGACGAAAGTAGTCCATCGTCGGGTACAATTGAGTCAGATTGGAATAGTTTTAGTTCTCATTATCCAAACAGAAGATTTGTATTATTACAGCCAACTGGTTATTCATCTGATAGATTAAAAATACCAAGCAGTTACAACGGATCACTTCAAACAAGTATACGCAGAGACAACGGATCTACTGGAAGTAGAGAAGATTGGTTTGGACTAGCAAATTTAAGTTCTTTACAACAAGGCGCCGTTGTATCTTTATCTATTGATAATTCAGGCAGTATGACAACTAAACAAGTTCAAGCATCGTATGATTATTTTAAAACAAGAGTTGCAAATGCAGGACTACAATTAGTTGAACCAAGTATGAGTGGGGAAAGATGGGCTAAACCGCATGATAGATCAATGCCAGCGTTCCAAATTCCGCCACCACCTCCACCACCTCCACCTCCACCACCGCCACCGTCAACATTTACGTTTACAGTGACACCAACTGTTGGTATGAACTTTAATGTTCCTCAAACCTATGGAGATGTATGTTATTCGTATACTATACAATGTACAAGCGGAAGCGGTACAGTTACGGTACAAGAAACTAGTCGTCCAACAGCTTGGGCAGTACTAGTTGACGGGAAAGGCAGCAGTAATATCGACAGTGGATATGCTACTCAAAACTATTCACTGGTTACAGGTCAAACAGTTATGGTTAATCTTTGTATTAGACCTTTGACAGTTGGTAGTGGTTCAGGCTCGTTTACATTCCTTAAAGCTGAAGGCGACGGACAAGTATTTAGGCGTTCATGGACTGGCGTTAACAGATCTTCGTAATTTATACGCAGTTTTTTAAAACGATAAATATCGTATAGAGGATTGATAATGCCAAATAGTGTACTAGCGACTAGATTTAACAATTTACAAAATAGAATAAGGACAGTCCTTGGTACTTCGTTGTCTAGTAATCCACAGTTTGGTTATGGGCAATCGTACAGTTCAAGTACTGTAACTGGCGACTATGATGTAAACACTGTCAACACTGATTTAATTTCCCCTCAAGAATACGAAACTCTTTATAGAGATATTATTAGAGCAAGAGTACATCAAATAGGAGGTACATTTTCACAACTATCAACACCAGTTGGTAATTTTGATTTAAACGGAACAAATGCAGATAAAATTGAAGAAACTTATATTACATATTTAGAAAATGTAATGACTTCTATTGAACAAGATAAGTTTGAAATAGATTCTAGTCAGTACAGCGTTATACCTTTAACCGATATTAATAATAATTCTATAGATGTTGAAAGACCTGAAGCGCAAGGTTCCTGGAATGGTATTTTAAGTCATATATTTAAGGTAACTTTTAATACAGCACAACAACGTAGGCATTTTTTTAATGCAGGTGGTCAAATTAGACTCGATGCAGGACTAACTTGGGCATTTTCTCAAAGCAAAACTAATGACTGGAAAAATCTACTAAGTGGAATGGGTTCTGTTAGATTTAGTGCTAGTGGATGCGATAGTTCGTTAGGTGTTGGAAGTCCTACGTCTATAGGTAATTATCAACTTACATCTTCTTATCAATTAGTGTATAGACAATCAGGAGCACTGTACAGTGGTAGCTATTATGAAGTATATGCTCTTGAACTTTCTAGCAACGAAATTCAGTTTAGAATTTACTTTAAAGATACATCAACTGAAAACATAGACGAAGATGTATTTGGAACATTATTTAATAATATTAAAATAGCAGTTCCGAGCGGCTCAGTAAACATAGGCGGCACTCCAACAGACACAGTTGTAATAACAGATCTCCCGGTCGGGCAAAATGTTGCAGTCTTTAATGGAGTAGCACTGCCAAATCCACCAACTATTTCGGCATATTGGCAACCGTCTACAGTAAATACAGGAGTTGCTCAAACAGTTTACTGGACAACAACAAATTCTACATCTGTTAATTATTATATTACTAACCCAGACGGAACAATTGATTCGGGGACAGGATTATCTACTAGTGGAAATAGATCATATACTTGGTCTACAGCTGGAACATCGAGTGCTAGATTAACTGCTATTGGACCAGGCGGCTCTGCGATAACAACAGTTACAGGTACAGTTCAAGTACCAGTAGTTGTTCCTACATACAGTATTACACCTTCTGCAACCAGTCAAAACGAAGGTGCTACAATTACCTTTGTAGTTGACACTACAAAAGTAAACACAGGAACTACATTGTATTGGGCATTGGCTCCTATTAGTGGAAATATTATTGCTGCTGATTTTACTGATAATAAAAATCAAGGCAGTGTGCAGATTACGGGCTCTTATAATGCCGGTACTGCAAATATTCCAAGAACGTTAACAAACGATACGTTTACAGAAAGTACAACAGAGCAATACCAAATACATCTTTATACTGATTCTAGTTACACAAATAAAGTAGCTGAAAGTGCAACAGTTACTATAAATGACACATCTCAAAGTCCAGAAGTGTGGAACTTTACATCAAGTACCAATCATCCGAGCTTTAATAATGTAATTAACGAAGGTGTGTATACGCACACTATTAACATAACTACAAGTAATGTAGCACAAGGTACAACATTTTATTGGACAACAACTGGTACAGCATCCTCAGCAGATTTTACTGATAACAAAACTAGTGGAACAGGAACAATTAATTCATCAGGTACTGCTTCGATTGTGCGTAATGCAACAGCAGATTACATAACAGAAGGTTCAGAATCTTATACAATAAGCATATGGCGAAATGGTTATAATTCAGGATTACTTAAATCTGTTGATCCTATAGGCATTGCCGACACTACAGTTACTCCACCAGCATTGAATGCCCGATTTGATTCATCAAATATAACATCAAGTGTACAGCTTGGCGATAGTGTTACAGCATCTTGGACAACAACAAACGCTACTGATGTTGATGTAGTTATTAATTATCCAGATGGCTCTTTTGATAACAGCCTCACTAGTAGACCAGCTGACGGCAGTGTTACAATTTCTACATCGGGCAAAGGGCTTGGTACTTTATCGGTTGATTTAACAGCTAATCGTTCAGATCCAAACGGTAGTGATGCTAATACTTCATTATCTACTAGTGTTGTTGATGTTCCGCCTCCGCCTACAGGAAGCATATATTTTAGTCCATCTTCTATGTATCCTGCAGATGCTAATGCTAAAACATCATATCCTGATTCATCGACACTTTTTTGGAGTAGTTCTAATGCAACAAGTGTTTCGGTTACGCTGGATGGCTCCGCAATTAGTTCTAGTGCATCAGGTTCTTATGGCCCTATAACTTCTAATAGTAACGGAACTATAAATGCACTTTTATCATTATCAGGTGCCGGCGGCTCAACAAATATTCCTGCTACATTAACTGTTAATACAGCAGTGCCTAATCCGTCAATTACAACCCTATCGGTAACACCGTCGAATCCTACAATAGTTTATACAGGCGATAATGTAACAGTGGCGTGGAACACATCTAATGCTGATACTGCTACAATGAACGGCCCGGGATTTAGCACAGATGAATCGGTTGCAACTTCAGGGAGTAGAAGCGTAACGTCTAACAGTTCTGGATCTGCATCATGGGCATTAATTGCTGAAAACATAAGAAACGCTGATTCAAGAGGAGTTAGTAAAACCTTTACTCAACCAATTACACAAGCAACTTGGACACTATCAGTTAGCCCAACAACAGTTAATTTTAATGGTTCTGTTTCGGATCAGTTCACTTTCACAGTTACTGGTCCTCCAGGAGGAACAGCAAATTGGTCATGGTCTTATGATAGAGGACCTTATTCCGGATCTGGTTCTCTAACATTAGACTCTAATGGAAGTTTTAGCTCAACAGGTGTACATACTGACTATGGTAATTTTACAAATACACTTTCAAATCTTAGTCCTGACGCATATTCTCAAGGTTCTTTGACAACAGGACTAACAGTAAATCCACCAGTAAATTGGAGTATAGTTACTGATAAAACATCTTATGCAGTAAGTGGAATAGTACAATTTACTATTAATGGACCGCCACTTACTGCATTTAGTACATCTGCTGTAGGGTCCAGCACCACAAATGCAAGTGGTATAGGTTTTCAATCCGCGTCGTATAACACTAGAGGTAATAAAACTGTTACGCTATCTTCGGGAGGAACAGTCAGAGATTCTGTAGGATTTACGGTATACCAACCAGCTGCACTTACTGTTAGTATGCCGAGCACCGCAAGTATAGGCGGCTCTATTACAGGTACTTGGAGTATTTCAGGTGAAGGCGACGAAACAGGACTAGTTACACTTAAAAATCCAAACGGTCAAACAATTGGTTCAGACCGTATAACTACTTCGACAAGAAACGGAAGTATTCAAGTTGGCAATGTACAACCTGGAACTTATACAATGGAAGGGAGTGCAT